AAGGTTGTAAACGCAAAAGCTAGCACATCTGTACAAGTATTTACTAATTCTGAGATAAATAAAGCACTTGGCGTAACTAACTCTTCTAATGCAAACACAGTGGTATTAATGACTAACGGCGATGGTCTTGCTCAAAAAGTGCATGTAGAAGGCAGTACCTACTTAAACAGCGCATGGCATGCAACGTTTAATCAGGATGCTTCTGCTGGTAGCATTAGAATAAATTATGTAATATTCTATTTTGGATACGGGGCGGTAACAGTTGAGTAGAAATGTTATCCATAGAAATATTCTAACTTATAGTTAACACGCATACCTCCTTCATGATTGGTTGGATAGAAATACTGGAATAAAGAGGGGCCAATGCGAGTTAATTATAGGTTGGAATATGTATATCTATCCACTTAATAAGTAAGCGTATACTTCGGCGTGCCCGCCACCAGAGCGTTGTAAGATTCTGCCAAAAATTCCCATCCTCCAAACACGGCAAGCTGTCCAGTAGCCACTTCGTTCGATGGAACGGGTGCAGGATTAAGCTGTTCACGGTACACGATTTCGCCAGAACTGTTATATACATAGATTCGGCAGTATCCCTGAGTTGAGGAAAAAGCACATGCGAACTGTATCTGACCAGTGTGCTCTATCTTATACCGCTGATTTCGCTGAAAAGATACAAGTGCTTCCTGTCTTTTGACAGACGGAGAACAAGCAATATTTTTATTTAATTCAGTAAGTTTATCTGCCAAATCCTTATTTTACACAGAAAGGAGAGATATATATTATGAAAATTACTTTTAATGATGCGTCAGAAATGACCATCCAGTCAGCAACCATCCGAACAGATGGAAGTCTTCTGATCAAAACCATCTCTGCTACAGAGGACGAACTCTGGAATACATTCCAGGACGAATTCCGGACGAAAAAGATTACCGTAACGGAAAGAGAAACGACCGTAGCAGAGTACGAAGATTACACAAGCCTGAATGCACTGGTGAAATATACCGGTGGGATTCTTGGCGTAGTGATGTATCGGGAAAAAGAATCACCAATGGATCGTATTGATGCACTGGAAGAACATGTGGACAATCTAACGGAAGCTAATAAAAGCCGTGAGGCTGAAAATGCAGAGCTTATCGCTACCGTGGACAGTATCCTCACAGACGTGTTACCGGCACTGCTCGGTGATGGCACAGAAGAAACTAATACAGAAAATACGGATACAAAATAAGAAAGGAAAAGAAAGGATGAATGATATGACAACATTTATTGCAAGCAGAATTATGGAAGAGGCTGACAGAAGCATTGAGGCGGGACAGAAAAAATACCGTGCATATTTTGTAAAAACGCGCTTATACAAGAGATGGAAAGACAATGTTGATACCATTTTAAAAACCGATGGTTACGATGAGGTTATCGTAGAAAATTAAGGAGCGTCGCGATGGGCAATATTATAGAATGCAAATTAGAATCAGCATCGAGAACGGAGAAAACATTGAGGACATCGCAGCAGATTATCCGGCACTGACTGTCGATGACCTCGAAGCAATCAAGGCGGAATTAGAAAAATAAGGATGACAATATGGAGATTAGAGCAAGACCTTAGAGGTCTTATTTTTATACAAAAAATTAAGAAAGAGTGAGGTATATGAAGAAAATGGATAAAATTTTTAATTGGATCAGTGTAGTGTTCGGTCTGATCGGAGGCGTCCTGTCATACTGGCTTGGTGGATGGGACGTGCTTTTAAAGACAATCGTGTTCTTGACAGTGGTGGATTACATAACAGGAGTGATCAAAGGTATTTATACGAAAAAGCTGTCATCGGAAACCGGATTCAAGGGACTGCTGAAAAAGATTGTAATGTTTATTGTAATTGCCGTGTCTTTTTCCATCCAAGAATTAATCGGGAATACAATCCCGTTAAGAGAAGTTGTAATCATGTTCTATATTTGCAATGAGGCATTGAGTTTATTGGAAAATGCAGCAGTATTCGTACCAATTCCGGACAAGCTGAAAGATGTATTAATACAGTTAAGAGATAAAGATACAGAAGAGGATACAGAGGGCGAATAATCGTCCTCTAACATATGTGCGACGTCGCACAGAAAGGAGCAATTATGGCACATTTATTTATTATAGCCGGACATGGAGCTGGTGACAGTGGAGCAGTTGGATACGGCTACACAGAAGCAGAGAGAGTTCGGGCACTTGCAAGACGAATCGTAGCACTTGGAGGAAGTAATGTTACTCTGGGAGACGTGAGTCGGAACTGGTACGCCGACAAAGGCATCAGCTCGCTGAATATTCCAAAAAGCTATCAGATTCTGGAACTTCACATGGACAGTGGAGTATCGACAGCCAAAGGTGGTCACGTAATCATCAAGGAAGGATACTCCCCAGATCAGTACGATACGGCACTCGCCAACTTCATCGGGTCATTCTTCCCTGGAAGAGCAAATAAGGTTGTAGGCAGAGCACACCTTGCAAATGTCAATCGTGCAGCTACAAAAGGTTACAGTTATCGTTTGCTGGAGAACGGATTTATTTCCAGTAAAACAGATCTTACCAAATTCAATTCCAAGATCGACGATCTTGCAAGAGGGATCCTCAAAGCATTCGGAATCTCGTCTGTAGCACCAGTAGCATCAGCCAAGAAGACAGAACCTGTCGATGGAGAGATCAAGTCCGGTGGAGTATTCCAGAGCAAGACGGATAAGTTTGGTACAATCTCATATCAGGCTCACATGAGAGGCTTTGGATGGGGCAACTGGCAGTCCGATGGCTTAATGGTTGGTTCTACCTGTCAGAATCGTAGAATTGAAGCGCTTCATATTAAGCCAGACGGAGAAACAGATGTTGTTGTCCATATGAAAGGAATCGGAAACAAAGAATACAAGAACATCACCAAAGACACACTGATCGGAACCACCGGACAGAACAGAAGACTGGAAGCGATCCGGATCACCGGAAAGGAATCTTTCTACCTGTACAGAGTCCACCAGAAGAGTATTGGCTGGTCAGAATGGGCCAACAACGGAGAATGGGCAGGTACGACTGGAAAAGGTCTGCAGATGGAAGCACTGGGGGTTAAGAAATCCATGTTCTCCGTCGAACCGCACGTACAGAGCAAAGGATGGTTGTCGCCAAGAGCCGCTGAGAATGTGATTGGTATTACTGGCCATGCATTACGCCTGGAAGCGATCCGGATCAACCCATATGGAAAGACCATTAAGGCAAAGGCCCACATTCAGAGCAAAGGCTGGGTGGATTACGGCATGATTACCAAAGATACGATTATCGGAACCGTAGGCGAAAAGAAACGTATCGAATGCTTATGCTTTGAAGGTGACTTTGAATATCGTGTTCATATTCAGAGTTCCGGATGGACAGACTGGACAAAGGCAGACGGAGTAGCAACGCTTGGAACTGTAGGCCAGGAGTTACGCATCGAGGCTATTCAGTTCAGATAATATGTCTTGTACTAACTAGCTAACTCCAAAACCAGTCACGAGAGAAAGGTCGATTCCTTCGTTGGCAAAATATCCCTTTTCGATTGCCACATACATCGGAGCATAGAAGATGGAGTGTGC